TCAAGGTGAGCGGTTCAATCACCCAGATCTTACATCTATAAATTCTAGCTTTCTAACTTATCTTTGTGCATGTAGAGTGACTGACACAAGGGCTATTGCGTTTATAAGAGATAACAACGGCGTTGATGAGGTTGTTGCAGTACAAGTAGATGTAGACCCAGTGACGCTTGATGTAACAATGTCTGATGCAATCTCAATAAGTGGGACCGCAGGAGTACCTCTTGGCTGTGATTATGTAGATGCAGACAGGGTTATTGCTTTCTATAAAAACACAGTGGATAATAAGGGCTATGCTTGCATGGTGGACACTTCGGGAGTTGACCCTCTTCCGGGAACACTTAAGGAAGTTACGTTCTTCATAGCAGTTGACACTGGAACCAATAAAAGCTCTAACCATCAAATAGCTACACTGACTACTGTTAGCGCAGTCGCGACGTGGGTTACAGCTAGCGCGGTATACACTAAGTTCTTAAGTATATCAGATATGACGATAACGACATCCACTTCTGAGGTCACCTATGCTCTTGCTGAACAGACGTATCAACCCGTAATCGTTCGCTTAACAGACACTTCATTCTTCGTTGTTGGTAGGCAGACTACTAGTAACTTTATGTACCAAGCCATAGGTAACGTTCCTGTCGCAACAATAACACTTTCTACGGGAACTATTAACTTATCTACTCATAATTTTTGGGGGGCTGTCGTAATAAATCCAACAACAGTTCGGTTAATTCATGACTATAGCAACACGCTTTCCCAGATAGACGTCACCCATAATGGGACTAGTGTTTCATCGTATGCCAGCACGACTATTTCAGCCTTGACCGATTATCACGGACCACCAAGGCCGAGTCCAACTTACGAACACAACACTTTTAATTTAGTGCTTTTAAACGGCGTAGTACTTGCAGGTTACAACACAAATCATTATAATGCCAGAATGACTTTATTTAATGGAGTACAAGACAAGACGTTTGTTACGGAGTTGTACACTGTGCCAACAGGGTATCTTCTTGAGTTGACGTTGGTTATTGCTGCGTTGCCGGAACTTACTGGTTATCTATATGGCTTTGCGTACAACGATGTTACATCAATAAAATCACCTGATATGAACCTTGCAGTTAATAGCTCGGAAAATGTTGCGTTGACTAGTAGCCGTAGTGAAGACGTTAATATGAAAATCATATCTTTACCCAACACGCCAATATTCTTGAGCGCGGGTGACAAGCTTCTCTACTACACAACGCACCAAAATAGTGGAAATCACAGAGTAACACTATCCGGCGTGCTCCGTGACATAAGCTAGTTTGAACACCGCGACAAAGTATGTTAGTATATTTTTAAACCAATTGCACTCCTTCAAATTTGAAATGCCCTTGCAGCCAACGCAGGGCAGGGTAATCGCTTACGGAAATTCGCTCTAAAAGCCTGTTCTAATAGGCTTTTAGATGATAGATTGAATACAGAAGTCGAGCGATTCTTTCGTTAATGGATATTCATCCAACAGAGTTGCTACTTGAGAATAAATCCGTTGTCGATTAGTCTAAACCAGACTATACACTGACATCGGGGAGACTTAAAATGATTGATTCACTGAAAACTTGCTTTGAAAAAATACCGGACTATAGAACAGGAAATGGATTGAAACATAAACTAATTGATATCCTAGTACTTTCAGTATTGGGCACACTTTGTGGGGCCGATGGCTACACGGATATACAAGAATGGGGTAACTCTAACGAGGAATGGCTCAAAGATATTTTAGAGCTTCCGTTTGGTGTGCCTAGCCATGATGTGTTCGGAGACGTACTGGGGCGCTTGGAACCCGAAGGAATCCATGAGGCTTTTATGGAATGGGTTGCCTACTTGGACACAAAAATATCTGGGCGACAAATAGCCATCGATGGGAAAACATTATGCGGCTCTGCAGATAAAGCTAATGGAAAAAAAGCATTGCATGTCGTAAGCGCATGGGCACGAGAAACTAGCCCGTGTGGGTGCGTGGATTGAAACTTTAAGTCTATCATGTCGTAAGCGCATGGGCACGAGAAACTAGGGTTGTTTTAGGTCAGTTAGCGACAGAAGAGAAAAGTAATGAAATAACTGCTATACCTGAATTGTTAAAGAAACTCTGTTTGAAAAATGCAGTGATCACGATCGATGCGATGGGTACTCAAAAGAAAATAGCTGAGCAGATTATTAAGCAGGAAGCCGATTATGTCCTTGCTCTAAAAGATAATCAAAAGACGTTATGCCAGGATACAGTGCTGCTGTTTGACGAGCTGATAAGCGATATAAACCCAGAGGAAAAAGAGCTGTTGAAGCAGCAAAAGCGCTATCATAGAACACTTGATAACAGTCATGGACGAATGGAAATCCGTGAGTACTATGTGATTCACGATATAGAATACATCAAGCAAAATCATCACTTCAAAGGGTTATCTTGTCTTGGCATGTGTGTCAGTCGCAGGCAGGTAGGCGATAAAACTACTGTAAATTATCACTACGATATTTGTAGCATTGAACATTGTACTGCCGAGGCGTATGCACAGTATAAACGCGGACATTGGTCTGTTGAAAACGGCCTCCACTGGGTATTAGACGTAGCCTTCCGAGAAGATCTCAGCAGGATTCGCAAAGGTAGTGGAGCTGAGAACGTCTCTGTATTTAGGCACCTTGCAACGAGTTTACTCAAGCAAGAACCCTCGAAACTGGGCATTGCGGCTAAGCGGAAAAAGTGTGGATGGGATAAAACATTTCTTTTTAAAGTCCTTGGAATTGATTTAACTGGGATTAATCGGTAAGCGATTACCCTGCAACGCAGGGGCATTTCGCTTTACACTGCGCTATTAAGCGCGTATAATAAGCCGTAGCTGCATGTTGTAACATTAAATTTTTCTTCCGAAAATTGCTGAGATGGGCGCCTAACGGCGTCCTTTTTAGTATGTTGAAAAACATCATTAGATTATGGTATGCTCACTAAGCAGCAATTTTTAAAATTCGGAAGGAGAATGATTATGTGCCAAATAAAAGCAGGAGAATTAACGCCAGTGGATGTTGAGATGGAGTTTGTAAACGAGGTTTTTAACTTGAGGATTTCGGCGAATTATGAAATTAAAGGGGATATATTAGTACTGCAACTGCACGAGATAAAAGCGGGATTGGCATCACTTTCTGGCGAAGCACGCTTACCGTCCGGCGAGCTAAAGTGTTTTGATAATCTTGCAGATAGCGTAGCCACGCTTTCAGATGAAATTGGTTTGGGAACTCATAAACTCAAAAATAAGTACGAAACGTACCTGTCAATTGTAATTAATGCGCTGGGCTACGCATACCGAAACGAATTGTTTGAACTACGAGATTTCCAGACGCAAAGAGGTGATATTGAGGTTGATAAATTCAATGCTGAGCATGTAAACTTACAACTAAGCGACATCCCTAAATATGTCATGAACATGATTCTCGGGTTGCGCAGTCTCATAAAGACGGATGAATTCAGTGCCAGGTTAAAGAGTGGAGAAAAGGAGTTCGCAAACGTAGTCGTGATGCTTGGTGTGATGCTCCGGCTTGTTTGCAGGAAGTTTAGTGACGGCGTGAAACGCTGTGATAATGAACCGATAGCTCTTAGATACTTCTTTATGCATGAGATAGAAGATGTCAACAAGGCGCTCAGGACCGTTGAAGGCGGTCCTGAGTCTGTCGGAGGTACCTGCCCAAGATATAGGTCAGTGAATAATAAAGTGAAGCCTAGCGATATAAAAGAGTTGTCAGATTTAGTTGGTGATCTAATTGGGTTAATAAAAGGTAAGGAAGGTAAGAAGAGCTACGAAGACGGTATGACGCCTGATATGCGCGAAATGTTGAAGAAGCTGACGAAGCGATAAATAACACGCATCCGGGATATAAGCGATAAATAAAAAACGATAAATAAAAACCCTTACACATTACGTGTGGGGGTTTTTTTATGGTACACTGATATAAAGGGGGTGAAGCTATGTCTACATATACCGAGGAGCAGAAAAAAGTACTTGAGTATTTCACGGAGGTTATGAACGGCGATATCCGGGATGAACATATTGTCATCACTAAGGATTCGGACGGACGAACTGATGCGGATATTAAGAGTACACGCGCTGCGGTAAAGGACAGAAACAACGCTGCAAAGATGCTAGCTGAAATCTATGACCTTGTAGATTCATCTATGCAAGTCAACGTCAGCAACGGCGATACTCAAAAGCTGTATGATGACTTGATAGCAGCAAAGGAGGCACTTAGCAATTCGAAGTCTGATAACACCGGATAGCGTACCACCGGAGTTACAGAGCCAGTACAATCAATATATCCTTAGTGAGCTGAGAGACACGTGCTTCAATTCCTTGTTGGCGTATCAGACAACATTCTGGAAGGTACTTGAACCAGCTACGGAGTACAAGGATAATTGGCATTTGCACTATATGATTGAGCATTTAGAAGCCGTGGAAGCAGGACAAATAACACGGTTGCTACTCAATCTCCCCCCCCGTTGTATGAAAAGCATACTTACAAACGTCATGTACGGCTCTTGGTTATGGGCTAGAAGACCGGAAACGAGAATGTTGTCATTCTCCTATTCCGACTCGCTCGCAAAGAAGTTCAACATCGACAGGCGTAATATTATGCAATCCAACCTATATAAGCAGCTATTCCCAGATGTAAAGCTGAAAGGTGACATGAATACCCAAAAGAAAATTGAAAACACAAAAACAGGAATGATGCTTGCTTCTCCTATGCCTGGTACCGCGACGGGTGAGGGTGGCGATTTGATTATCATTGATGATCCACATGACCCACAGGGCGCTGAGAGTGATGCGGAACGTGGTAAACAAGTCGATTACTTCCGGCAAAGTATTCCTTCGAGGCTTAACGATAAGCAAACGGGCGCGATTATTGTCGTTATGCAACGCCTTAACCAAGGTGATGTATCCGGGGTAGCTCTTGAACTTGATGATTATGTACACGTCAAGTTGCCATCTGAAGAACGCTTAGAGCGTACTTTAATATTCCCTATGTCCGGCAGAACCATACACCGTAAGAAAGGTGATGTTTTATGGCCAGCACGTGAGCCGCAGGAAACGCTAGACAAGCTCAAAAGGATGTTGGGTGAGTACGGATATACCGGGCAGTATTTGCAAGAGCCATCGCCTTTATCCGGTGGGATGGTTAAAGAAGCGTGGTGGCAGTTCTACACCAAGATAGAAGAGCCGATAACACGGTGGTGCCTGTCAGTAGATGCCGCATTCAAGAAGTCGGACACCTCGGACTTTATAGTTATTCAGCGTTGGGGGATTGGCGTCTCCGGAAGAATGTACCTAACTGAGATGGTCCGGGAGCGTATGACTTTTATTGAAACCGTGGACGCGATACTGGTAATGCGTAGACGTAACGACATCTTGTACATTGAGGAAAAGGCGAATGGCAGCGCGATTATAGATGTACTCCGGCGCAAAGTAAGCGGAGTCATTGCTTACAATCCCACCGAAAGCAAGATTGCCAGGCTCCAAGCCGTATCGCCATGGATACAAGCTGAATCGGTGTACATTTACAAGTTTGCGCCATGGAAACAAATCTTCATTGACGAGTTTAACTTTTTTCCTAATGGTAAGAACGATGACATAGTAGACGCCACAACACAGGCGATTATCAAGATAAAAGACATAAGGCCGGGAGAATTGCGAGAACCCGTCGTTGACGACGTAAGACATTTTGCTCCGGCTGTACAGCATGATGGTGATGGTGAACGGTGGGAAGATGAATTGTTTAGTGACTTCTCGGGTGAATTTAACGGATAGGTGGGATGATATGGAAACATTGCTTTCGGCAGCCTTGGTGGTTGTGTGGCTTTTGATAGCGTCAGCATTAGTGATTATTGCTTATGCGATCCTGATGGTTGCGCATATAGCAAGCGCGTTACATCTAAGTAATGGAGCGCCTAAAAAAGCGCGTGTTGCTAGTAAGCCGATGGGTGACGAACCAAGTGCAGTGGAGATTAAGTACGCGCAAGAACAGGAAGATGCCTTAAATCAAGTGCTAGGATATCATCCGAAAATGGGTGATACAGTATGATTAATAAAATCAAGGACATGCTCAAAGGTAACGGGAAAATTGCAGAAACGCAAGCATGGCGTGAATTTGAAGCTGGAAGAGTGTATAATTCACAACTGGGGGCGTATCGTGATTTGGATCAATGCAATCGTTTTTACGAGGGCGACCATTGGCGTGGTCTTGAGTCCAGTGGACATCCCACGCCTGTCTTTAATCTCATTAAGAGAGTCATTGACTTCAAAGTCTCCGCAATAGCCTCAGAGCCGATCACGATGCGGTACACCTCATGGAGCGAAGAAGAGAACGACTTTATCAAGACGCTTAACGGACACACGAAAAACAAGTGGGAATGGCTAAAGATGGACTCCCACCTCCGGCAATCAACGCACACTGCTGCTGTTGAGGGCGTAGCTGTCTCTTACATGTATTGGGACGATGATATGGTTGCTGGTAAGTCAGATGGCTATGAGCCAAGCGTCAGCGACGATGGAGAGCCTTTGTATGGGCTTGATGGTACACCGCAAACAAAGCGCGTGCCTATCGAGGGCGACTACTGCATTGACCATATTCCTATTACGCAACTATTCTTATCAGAACCGCAGGACTCCAGGATTAATAAAAACCAAAAGCCGAATCAAGAGTATGTGCTCCTCACTGGCAGAGAGAGCGTTGATAAGCTTATCCGCGAAGCTGAGGCCAATGGTGGAACACCTAAGCTAATCGGACCGGATGAGGATATCACCTATTCAGCCGGAGACCATGCAAAGTACGAGCTTGAGACTGCACGTAAAGCAACCTATATCATAAAGATGTTTTACAATCCAGACACGAAAACAGTGTGGAGCAGTAAGTACACCCGAAGTGCTGTCATTGTAAAGCCGTATGATACAAAGCTCACCTTGTACCCGGTAGCACTGATGCCGTGGACACCAAGGAAGAGTACTTATATCGGTCGTTCTGAGATTAAAGAAATGATTCCTAACAATGTCGTAATAAATAAAATACATGCCATTTGCGCACGCTGGACAATCGACAGCGCGTTCGGGCGTGTAATTTATGATGCAACCAGGATCCGGAATTGGTCTAACGGTGTGGGCAAAGCTATCAAGATGGACGGTCCGGTAAATGATGCGGTACAGCAAGTTATGCCGGCGCAAATTAACCCGATTGTCGTGCAACTATTCGACCGCACGATTGACCGTACATTCGAGGTTATGGGCGTAAATGACGTAATACTTGGTAATGTCAGACCAGAAAACGCTGCTGCGATTATTGCGATACAGCAGACGTCATCGGTGCCGCTTGAGAACGTCAAAGCTAACCTGTATCAATATGTCGAAGACATTGCGTTGATTCAAAAGGACTTCATACGGACACGGTACACAGTACCGCGCGAAGTGAAGTATGAGAATAACGACAAGAAGGAATCCGGCATCCTTGATATCGAAGAAATGCCTGATGACGTGCGTGTCAAAGTTGACGTTGGCGCATCGTCGCACTGGTCACAGATTGCATCCATGGAGACGAGCAGTAACCTGTTGCAGGCCGGATACCTAACGCTTCCGCAATTCCTCAACCGTGCGCATGAAGGGTATGTGCCTAAGCGTGACCAGTTGATGGAGGAAATCAAGACAGACCCACCTCCGGCAATGGTTAACGCACTAATGCAAACTGAGCAGTTAAAAATGCAAATGCAACAAATGCAAAATCCGCAGCAACCACCACCTCCAGGAACACCACCTCAAGGAGAGCCGGGAGCGCCACCACCGGGAGCACAACCGCCTCAAGGAGTACCACCAATGCCAACCGGAGAAATGCCTGAAGACATGTCACCACCGCAACAGTTGTCACAGATTGACCAAGTGACAGAGTACTTCCAATCGTTACCGCTTAACCTGCAAGAACGCATAAAAGCACTCCCTCAAGAGCAACAAGCACAAGCATTAATAGAATTAGTTTCACAGCAAGGCGGAAATGTTGTATAATTATTTTGTAAACGGAGGTTTTATACATGCTTGACATGTACGCTCAAAGCGGAGACTTGACCGCTCAAAAAAACGATGGAGAAGATGGAGCAACTACGGATACCGGGGACTTCCACGATACGGATGGTCAGGAAACACAAATTCCTAATACTGATGAGCAGGATAACTCAGACGAATTAAATAGTGATACGTCGTCAACTACGGACGATGAAGAGTCGCAGGACGAATCCGATGATGTTTCTACGAAGCCTGATGAAGATACCGCTGACAAAGGCAAGTATTACACTCAGGACGAAATAAATCGGATGATGGCAGACCGTGCACGAAGAGAGCGTGAATCAGCCCTCAAGACGGATCCTGTGCGTCAGTTTGTCGAACAGCGAGCTTCTAAGTTAGGGATGACGCCGGAACAGTTGATGCGTGAGACTGAGCGAATGGAAGCTGAAGATGAAACTAAGCGCATAGCTCAGGAAAACAACATTCCGGAACACATTGCGCAAGACATGCAAAGACAAGCTGCTGAAAAAAGGTCTAGAATAACGCAAGAAAAAGAACAACAAATGTACCGTGACTTCATGACAACGCATCCGGACGTGCAGCCCTCACAGATTTCTGAAGATACCTGGTATCAAGTAAAGGTGTTGGGTAAAAGCTTAACGGAAGCTTACTCCGTACAGCGCGTCAAAGAACTCACAACAAAGATGCAACAGCTTGAGAAGGGTAAAACGGTACGCGCGTCGAACGAAGCAAATAAGAAGAGCGCACCGGGTAAGGTTGGCGGAACTGCAACGCAGAGTGGGTTCATTACTGAGAAAGAGTACACGAACATGTCTCTCCAACAGCTAACGGATCCGGCAGTGTACAAGCGAGTCGAAGACTCAATGAAGCACTGGTAAGAAAATAAAATACCTCATACACACTACTACTATACTCTAAGAGGTGATCAGCATGGCTTTTAAGAATTTAACGCCTGAGCATATTGCTGCAACGATTTTTCACGATTTGCATAAAAATCTGGCAGCGACTCAAATTTGCTACACAGAATATATGGGTGAAATCAAGCAGTCAGGTGACACAGTAAGATTTCCGGGTCTTAATCGCCCAACAGTTCAAGCCTACACAGGCAGTGTTACGTACACAGAACCTACAGACGCAGGCGCAGTAATCAAGGTTGACCAGGACAACTACTACGGTATTAAAATCGAGTCCTTGGACGAGAAGCGTTCCGTTGTTAGTATCCAAAAAGACCAGGCGCGAGAAGCTATGTATGAGTTGCAGGACATTTGCGACACGTACATTCTTGGACTTGCGCAAAAACTGCCTGAAGAGTTTGCAGTTACCGTTACTCCGGCTAATGTGCTCTCGACAATTGCTCGCGCTAAGCAGGTAATGCTTGAAAACAACGTGCCGATGAAGATGATTAAGATGGTATACCCACCTTGGATGGAGACAATGCTCTCTCTCGCAGGTATCGTATTCCAGATTAAAAACGGTTCCGATGCTGGTGATGGCGTGAGCTATGCCAAAGTGCTCGGTGTTGATGTGTATATCTCCAACAACGTGTACCAGACAGGTGGAGTGGATTACGTAATGTGTCTATCAGGTCGTGCGATTGCGTTTGCTGACCAGATGATGGAATCCCAAGTCATCAATCCGCATCCAAACTTCTTCGGCGCTGGTATCCGTGGACGGCATGTATTCGGTGCTGACATTCTCCGGCCGAAAGAGGTTATCCGCTTGAGCTTGACTGAAGGTACTATCAGCACTATCTAATATGCCATAAGAAAAAGGAGGTTATTTTATGCCGACAGTAACTAATACGCAAGGAAAGATTAACGAAGGTGTTGCATTGGTCCTGGCTGCTGCAGCAAGCTCTGTAGTTAACGCTACGGAAGACTTCGTAATGACTCTCGATGGAGACCACCGTACAGCTATTCTTGTAAAGAATGGCGCGGGCCATGGAGCCGTAACGATTGCTATTCCCGTTGGGGATGGTTTTTGGTTTGGCAAAGGCGATGCAGGAGCTTTGACCGTCGCAGACGGCACGGAGCAAGTGCTTTACCTTGAGTCAGCAAAGTATCAGGCTAACGCAGGAACAATCACAATGACCGCGACTCCGGCAACCGGTAAACGTTTGTTGACGGATCACGCTCTCACTGTCTCTGTCCTTGAAGAGCCTATTGCAAACTAATGATAAATAGGGGGGGCTATGCTCCCCTTTTTTAGGTGGTGGACGTAATGATTGCAAGTGAAATTGTAAATATGGCCTACGATTTAATGCAAATGCGAGACTGTCTCGCAGGAACATTTACAGCGGGGCGAAGAATTAGGACGGATGCCGAGGCACCGTCACTTTTGACGTTATGGCAAAAAGAAGTGTTCCCATTTGGTAAGTCATACTCGGAGTACGAGTACAATCATCGAGTACATAAAGACTTGATTACTAGTGGTTACGACGACGAAACAATGTCCGATGATTCGCTCATCGTTTCTGGCAGTGGCTCGGTAAAAGCATACACGTTCGAAGTGGACGCGCCTTGTGTTGTTACGATTGAAGCCTATGATGGCGCAGCATGGGCAGTGCTAGTTACGCACACAAAGCTAACAGGCGGTGTCGAGCGATTTAGTGGAAGCGTCACACCTCCGGCAGGAACGACAACATCAAGGATTTCCATAACAGGTAACTACTACACAATTTTAAAGAACTATGCGCTGTATTCTTACGCATATTATGTCGTGCCAGAGTACCGCAGATTCATCAAGATTCCGCTACCGGCTGATTGTCGCTTTATTGATATTGTGCTTGAGGATTCGCAGTGGGACCGCATAGGCATTACATTAAACACCCAAGGGAATAACTTCATCCTGGACAACGAGCATGACGCATCTTTGAAGATAGTGTATAGGCCAACGCCAGTAATGATAACAGCGCTTACAGATACGCTCGTCGTTGACAACGTAGCCGCTTTATCCGGGGCATACTTTTTGGCAGCACAGTTTTCGTTATTTATAGATCCGACGTCAGGCAGTTTTTTTCAGGAAAAATACGAAGAAGAAAGGGAGCGGTTACGTGAGCCAGGATCCTTTGTCGATATTGAAGACGAGCACCGAAGCTTTAACCATGCAGCGGAATCTGGTATTTCTTCTTTCAGCAATCCTTATCGTTAGTTTTGCGATGTTTCTTTACGAAAGAAACAAGAAAAAGCTCTATCCGCTTAAAGGAGAGCCACCGACATATCAAGACTCAGACGGCTTACATTACTACCTCCTGTCCGGGGAAGCTATGTTTGACGGTGGGTATGACGCTAGGGAGTTTTGTGTTTATTGTCATGTGGAGGATATTAACAACCGGGACACTTGGATGATTAAATCCAGCACAGAGTTTTTTGGGAAAGAGTCTAAGATGATTGATTTCGACAGATTTATAAAAGTGAGTAGGTGAGTCATGGCTAGGATTACTAGGCGCAGAGAACAACAAGCGAAAATTATAAGTAAGTTCTTGGGGCTGAACTTGTCTGATGTATCCGCACTTAACCTCAAGGACGGCGAAGCCTCCGTCATGAATAACTGGAGGCTCAACCTTCAGCAAGCTCTTGAAAAGCGTCCGGGATGGGAAGTCAAGAACGCTCTATCAGCACAGCCTATTAGAGGTGGTTGGTACGGTGACCTTTCAGGCGTCCTATTCTTGCTCGTAGCTACAGATTCCGGCATATACAGCCTTGATTTGACGGACTTCACAGAGACGCTACTAGGCGCGTGTAGCACGACAGGTGATGTAACGTTCCAACAGTTCGGCACAAAGGTTTATATCAGGGATGGTGCTAGCTATTACTCATATGACGGGACAACCTACAGTGAGGTGTCGGGTTATCGACCTAAAATATTCATCTCGACGCCTCCAACAGGTGGGGGAACGGCGTTTGATGAAGTCAATTTACTCACAGGTGAGAAGACGCAGACGTTTAATGGCAGTGGCTCCGCAACGACCTTCCAGGTAGCTGAGACTACTATAGATTCCATTGATGAAGTATATGTGAATGCGGTGTTAATGGTTGTATCGGTGGACTACTCTGTTAACCTGACCAATGGCACAGTAACCTTTACGGTTGCTCCATCAAACGGTACGGACAATGTGGAAATCCAGTGGACCAAAGACAACGGCACTCGTTCTGAGATTGTAGGGCATAGGTACATGCAAGTGTTTTCAGGGAAGACCTCTAACCGTATGTTTGTATGGGGCGATCCCTTAGCTCCGGCGAGAAGGTATTGGAGCGACATAGCAAACGGCATCCCAAGCGCAGAGTATTTCCCTGCAAATAGCTTTGATGAGGTGGGTGACGGAACGCCTATCACAGGCATGATTGTCCAATACAGCACGCTAAAGGTATTCACGCAAGACCAAGCGTACTACTCGATTCAAGAGACTGTGAATGTGGCAGGCGTGGATTTGACCACGTTCCCGATATTCAACCTCAGTGAAGAGGTAGGCAATGCCGCTGTAGACCAAGTTATAACGATTGAGAATAGCCCTGTCACATTAGACCAAGGCATATACGCCTGGCGTTCTACGGCAATAGAGTATCAAACGAACTCAAAGCGTATCAGCCAAAAGGTCGAGGCTAGCTTGCTTACTTACGACCTATCCACCGCTAAGATGGTGCATGTGAAGGACAAGAACGAGTTCTGGATAGGTTTTCCGGATGGCGTTGTTTTCGTGCACAACTACCTGCACAAGGCGTTCTATAAGTACACCGGGATAGCGGCAACCTGCTTCATCGTCGTTGACAACGACTTGCTGTTTGGGGATGCTAACGGAAATATATGCCGATTCTCGGAAGGTTTGCTAGCGGATAACGGCAATTCCTTCGAATGTCTGTTCCGGCTTGCGTACATGGATTTCGGGGCGCCTCACTTACACAAAGTAATGAGCAACGCATACATAACGTTAGCACCGCAGCCTAACACCTATGTCGAGACGGCATTGATTTCTAGTAACGAGGGCAGGTTATTCACGAGTAACTTTAAAATTAGCCTGTTCAGCTTTGAGAACATGGATTTTGAAGACTTCAGCTTCAATACGAACTACGAGCCGACACCGTTTTACATTCAAGGGCCAGTGCACCGATTCAACTACCTGTCTATTGAGTTAAGGCTCGATAGTGCAACAAAGACAGCGCGTGTGCTCAACTTGATATTCCCAGCACAACCGCTCGACAAAACAAGATGTTAGGAGATGTTACGAGTGAATCATGAAGCAGCAGTAGCAATGATTAGAATGGGTAACGTTGGCATTAAGTCGAAGCTAATAGAGCACATAGAAACCATAACAAGAAGCGCAAGCACCACAGCGTATACAGCAAAAGATTTTATGTTTCAAGTTGAAATACCGAACGTTGGAGTTGTTGGCGACTATGTTGCGCTAGATAGCATAAATATAATTCGCGACACAGGACATGAACACATTGCTGTGTGGGGGCCTGAATCTTTGGGGGCTTTTGCAGACAACTCAGCATTCGCGCCAACTAAAGACGTTATGTCAAAGGTTGGAGTAAGGAACTTGGGCTCTGCAATTATCGACCTCACCTCCGGCTACCTGACAAGTAAAAAGGTTGATGAGGCGAGTTCTATACTTATTAAACTTACCTCAACGAGTTTGTTTATTAGCATCGTTTCTAATGGCTCCGGGACTCCTGGCTCGTTGGAGGAAATAATCTTTAGGGCTATCGTTAAAAATCACGGGCAATCCGTGTAAGGAGGTGTACTCATGGCTAATATGAGTGATTTCAAAGCAGCCAGTGAAAAGGCTGGATACAAAGACTATAACCAATTTGCTCAAACATTAGGCTACCAATCTTCTCCGGTTGCAGGGAGTAATGTACAGCCTATAGGGGCATATATGGGTGCGCTCCAGGACAACTTCTCTAAGTTGCCTCAACAGCAAAACCAGCAACAAGGAATGAGTTCGAGTCAGTTCAGCAACCAACTGCCTCAAAGTCAGTATAACTTTGGGCAACAGCCAGAGCAGTACAATAGGAGCTACGATTCTACTGCGGATATACAAGCATACGCACAGGCTCAATCGGATGCCCTTGAAGCTAAGCTAAGAGGCCAGGCCGACAGACAGCTTGCCGCGATTAATGAGTCAATCGCTAAAGTGCAACCAAGATTTGATGAAGCCCGGCAAATGACTTCCTCAGACGCTGCGATTGCCGAACGCAACTTCCAGAGATTTTTAGCTGACCGTGGCATCTCTAACACCGGCGCTACAGGTTCACAGATACAAGCTAACTTGATGAATCAACAGGGATTGCAAGGGGCTATGGGTTCGCTCAATTCTCAACAAGAGGAAATGACAAAGGATTATGACTTCCAAAAGTTCGACGCTGAGAAAGCGTTTAACAATTCCCTTGCGTCCGGCTTGACGGATATCAACCTGTCAGCAATGCAAGAGCAGATTCGTTCAAAGGAGCAACAAGACGAGAACAAGTATCAATCCTATCGGGACCAAATGCTTGATTTCTACAAAAACGCAGAACTACAGTTCAACGCTGATACGACAACGGCTGGGCTTGCAGAGGCGAATGCCAGGATGGATTCGATTCTCTACGATAGAGGCTTTGACAATGAGCAATTCAACTATGGCAAAGGGCAGGACGAAATAGGGAATCAACGAGAAGACCGCAGGCTAGATATTAACGTAGACCAATTCATGCAGGATATGGCACTGCGTCAAACGGAAGCAGACCGAGTTGAGCGTCAACGACAGTTTGAGAACGAGTTCCAGTCAAACCGTGAGATGGGCTATGTCTTCCCGGTCGATAAGATGATGCAAGAGTATGATGTCAACAAGGTTACACCTTACTCCGGTGACTATCAGGCCGAAATCAACAGGCGTGAACAACTTGTCAAGAGCGGGCAAATGACCTACCAAGAATCGATGATACCGGAGTTAGAAGCAGCAAGGTTAGACAAACTCCGTAGCTCACCAAGTTTACTCCGGCAATACGGGGATGAGTACCGGACCACTGACAGCCGGACCGCAGAGAAACAACAGCTTGGACTGGATATCAGTAACGAGATTAACAAGATTAACCTTGAAGCTCTCCCGGAGAAGCAACGCTTGGAGTTTGAGCAAATCCGGCAGTTACTTGAGTCAGGCCAGTTAGAAATCGTGGAGCAGGAAATCCGGAATAGCTTCTTGCCGGAGGAATTGAAGACAGATATTTTGGCAGTTAAAACGCAAATGGAAGTCTCGCGTGGACAGCTTGCCGTTTCTCAAGGTCAGCTAGGCGTTGCGCAGGGTAACTTGTCGTTAAGCCAGCAGAAAGAAGGACGTATGGCTTCTAATGCGGCTCAAGGGCTAGCACTGGACCAGCAAAAAATGCAGTTGGCAGCGAAAGAGCTTCAAGCGAGAGTTAAGCAGAGTGAGTACGGGGATGTTACATCCTCAATCTTAGTTGGTAATATTGCAGACCACTTTGGTTACATGGACGGAGACGGAAGGATAAGGATGGAGCCGGAGTCATACGTGCAAGCTAATGACTACATCGACAACCTTCAGGCGTCCGACTACGTATCACCATCTGTTGTTAATGGCGTCAAAGCTCAAATGGCGCAATTTAAAGTTAGTGGAGGCTCTAACAATTCAGCGATTGGAGGTGGCCACTAATGGCTATTAGATTCTACAGCAATAGTTTGTCTGACCTAACACCAAGCCTTGGTCAAGGCGAAGACCCGGAAGAGCGGCGCAGACAGCAAGAAGAAGCTGCTGCGGCTCGCGCTCAGGCTAACGCCAATAAAGCGTATGAGATGTATCAAGAAAGGCGCTCCGGGGATAATCCCGGAGGCTTGATTCAGATGCTTCAAACCATGGGTTCCCAAGAAGGTGAGCGACGGAGAATGGCTGCTGAGAATGCCCGTTCTCTTGAGCGTAGCAACGCCTTTGCAGCGCGACAAGAAGCTGAAACCTTCCAGCGTAATAAAGAGCTTGAAACTAAGAAAGCGCAATTCGGGGAAATAAAGATGCCGACATTCAGTCAGCGCTACATTGACCCTATTACACGGCCTATGAGAGCGTTTAACGAAGGGTTTAACTCAATGGATCCGCTTACCGGGCTTGGTAATGCTGCAGCGGAAAAATTGATGGAGCTTATCCGTGGGAAAGAAGTGATGGATGAGAAGCGCTCTCAAAGAGCTTCGATCAGAGAAGCTTTGTCAGACTCTAATCCGAAATCAAGTTTCGCAGGTAAAGCTGCAGGTTTATTTGGTTCTATGGCTGTCACTCCTGGAGTCGGTCAAACTGGGGCGTTTGCTAAAGCTGGGATGGCTGGCAAAGCTGGTTTAATGGGCGCTGAGGGCGCTGCCTACGGTGGCGGTATGCAGATGATAGATAACGCCAACAACAACAGACCACTCACTGAAGGCGTGGGCGCGTCTACAGCGCTCGGGGCTGGCATGGGCGCTGGGTTAGGGGTGTTGACAACTAAGTTTGGCAACTGGCTATCCTCGCGCAACCTACAGCCAACCGAGGATGCAGTAGAGAAGTTTATCCAAGAGATGCCCGAGGCACAGCACATCCTTGCTAGTATGCCTGAGTACTCCGGACCCGGTGCCATGCCAAGTCTTGACATCCCACAACCTCAAGCGATGGGTGCAACAACAGCCCTTGCAAAGCTCAAAGGAGAATTGCTTGATGGCGTCACTTCGGGTAACAAGAATTATACCTTAACTCCTGAGCCAACAGAGAACGCCTTTGTGCGCTCGTTGGGCAGATACAACAGGCCGGACCAAAAATCACAGTCATTCATGGATTCCCTGCGAGGAGTTGATACTCCGGCTGGGGGAGTCAATGCGCCACGAACTGACATTCAAATGCCTGGTGGTCATGGAACCTCAGCCTTACGTGATGATGCGTTCACAAAGTCTCTGAGTAGATTTGGTCAACCGGAACCAATGGCACCTGTGCGGTCAGTTGCCCAACCGCAAATTCAAGCACCTAAACTACAGGGCGATGGCTTTATTTCTCCGATGGGTGGAGCACGCTTTAACACAGGCAACATTGAGTCTATTCCTCCGGCGAGATACTTAGAAGCCGTAAAGGAGTTTGCAGGGCCTGATGTGCCGTATGGAGCCAGTGAACAAGACTTCCTGATTAAGCTATGGGGGAAACTCTCAAAGCAAGAGCAGGAGTTTGTCATTAAACAAAAGTATGGAGACCTTGAAAATTTTAATCCTGGGGCGCGTGCAACTGTTGATCCGGCAGTGAACGTGAGTGGTGAACCTCCGACGACCACGACCCCACGGATTATTCCTTCAGCGGAGAATGCGCAATCCTTTCCTCCAACGCCTTACAGCACTGATGCGGAGGTTGGCATTGCTAATAAAGTGCAGGAGTCTTACGGCGAGGCTATGGAGTCGTCTATCCGGCAAAAGATTAATCCAGCCGGCGCAAATACCACCTCAACCATAAGGCGTTCTGACTTATCCGCGAGCTTGAGTGAAGCTCCGACAGCAAAGCCAAAGGTGGATAAGCAATTCCCCGGTGCTGTGCTTGACGATACGATTACTCAAAAGGCTACGGGTGATGAAGCAGCACAATGGTACAACCAGTTTTACGATGAGGGTTTGTCCTTTGGGCAGATAAATAAAGTGAAGACGTTTAACACGAAAATATTACCACTCAACCTGCAACTTTTTGCAGATAAGTTCGCAGGAAAGCCGCTCAAGTTTATTGAGAACTCCGTTATGGGCAGTGACCTGACTGCGAAAGAAGTGCTTGAGAACTTTGCACAGCACATGCCACGGCGTATGCCGATGCCAATGAAGGTTGCGTGGGATAAAGCATGGGAAGCTGTCGAAGCTGACTTGAGTGGATCCATATCAAAATTCACTTCATCCGGCGATACCCTGAATAAGGACATGGCAGCGCTCGGACAAGCAATCATCGTAAAGCAGATGAAAGCGGGTGACTTTGCTGCAGCTAATGACACCATCATAATGCTTGCCGAAAAAGGTGCGGCAACCGGGGGAGGCGTTCAGATGCTATCAGCATTCAAAACGCTTTCCCCTGAAGGTTGGTTGCGCATGGGGAACAAGCAGATTGAAGCTGCTAAAAAGATACTCCTCGAAGCAGGCCATAAGCCGAACGAGTGGGTGAACGCTGGCGTCAAGAACGCTGGTGATAAGTTATTGCCGGAGGATGCAACTGCGATAGTGAAGTTGTACGACGAGTTCCATAGCTTAACAAGAGCGCAGCAATTCGACCGACCGGGGCAAGTTGTTTTGGCTAAGTATAAAAAAATACTGGACAACTATGTATTGCCAGGTGTCGGGGATAAACTGCGAAGCTACCAGCGCGTTAACCTGCTTCTTAATCCGACTTCGCTAGAGAAAAATGTTTATGGCAACGTTGGTTACAACGCGCTTTGGGTTGCTCCATCACAGGCGATCTCCGTTGTAGCGGATAACATCTTAGTCAGAGCAAGCAAATTAAAAGGCACTTGGGTTGATAAACTTCTTAGAGGTTCGCTGTCGAAGCTAAGCTCTGAGAAGACGCAGTACTTACCACAACTTGCAGATAACAATCCGTACAAAGCGCTCAAAGAAGGTGTTGGAGCTACTTATAACTTCGCGACTAAAAGAAAGAACTTTAGGGCCAACCCTAACGCAAAAACATCCATGGGCCGGGCTGTGAATGAAGTTCTCGAAGACTCAGCGCTTGGGATTGATACGTCACCTGCTGGCACGGCTGTTGAGTTTGACACGAACGTACAAAACGCATGGAGAGATTGGGTGAATGCTGACCTCCCAACCTTCCCGGGCAGCTTGAAAGAAGCGAAAGAGATGGCAACGTTTGCCGTTAAATATCCGGTGGCGAAATCAAAAAGGGTAATCGGCTCACTGTATTCCGGCACCGATAAGGTAGTCAAAACCGCGCTCAAGATTGGTGACCGGCCTTTCTATCAAATGCACTACGACACAGTGATTCATGGCTACCAAAAGACCGCCTACAAAGCTATGTCGGAGGAAGCTAAAAAAGGTGTCAGCATGTACGATATCGAGATTCCGGATGCCGTCTATAAACAAGCTCGTCAAATCGGGCTGCAGAGAACATTCCAGGATTTGAATAAGTTCAGTGAGCTTATGCTGGACCTGAGAAGGGCTGTGAACAAAGGCGGATACATCACAAGCGCTGGTCAAAAGTTCGGTGCTGGTAACATCGGTGCGCCTTTCGTACTAACTCCATCAAACCTTGCAGCAAGGGCAGGGGATCATACTGTTGGCGGCGTGGCGAAGGTTGCTAAGCAAGCGTTAAACCTTGCGTCTAAAGGTGGCGAGTTTGACCAGTACAAGTTCACTCGCTACATAGGTGACACTGTAACGGGCATGGGTTCGCTCTATGTCGGTGTCTGGATGTACCGCAACGGCTATATCACAGGTGGCATACCTAATGACAAAGACGCACGCGTGCACGCTGACCAGCAGATGAACACAGGGTTTTACACCATGAAGGTACCCGGCACGGATACATGGGTTCCTTACGATTGGATGCAGCCGGAGGCACTAGCTATTGCCATGGGTGCAGACTATGAACAGAACAGGCAAAACGGAACTCCGGAGGACAGCGCGGTTTTAAATGCGGTCGGCACCGGGGCTAACACTCTGTTCAATCAAGCTATGTTGCAAACAATCCAACGGCTCTTTGGTGGTTACTCTTCGACTGGTAATAGCAACGTCGTTGAGAACGCAACAAAAATAGGCGCTCAAGCGTTCAGCCAGTTTGTTCCGCTAGGTGGGATGCAGAGCACGCTTGGTAAAACATTCGACACTAACAAGCGCGAGAACGACGACCCTAACAGCATCATGAAGCACGGCGTAAACCCCATGAAGCAAAGGATGTTGCCTTTAACTCAAGGAACTAATTCATTCTCAAGGTTGGGCTTACCTGAGAAGGTGGACACGTGGGGAGAGAAAGTACCCGAGCAAAGCTTAATCGAGACCTGGCTATCTCCGGCAAGAATCCGTAACTCTAAGCCGGAGTATATAGATACTGAGTTGCAGCGCATGTACAAAGAGTCCGGAGAAACAAAGCAGTTCCCACGCTATCAAGACTTTGAACTCAAGAGAACAAAAAACAAAGTTGTCCAAAGTTATAGCATGTCAGCGGAAGAAAGGGTACAATATCAAAAGGCCTATGGTCAACTAGCTAAAGGAGCTGTCGAAGAGTTCATGAGTTCCGGTGACTATAACCAGATGGATGATGTGGAACGTGCGAACGAGATAAGCAGTATATACACCGACATTGAATCGCTGTTAAAGGACAGTTACTTACAAGGGAGAGAGTGAGATGGACAACGCAGTTGACTTGACTCAAAAGATTATTGCGACGCACGATATTGAAGTTTTGATAACTATGTTCTATTGGTTTTTGGGCATCTTGATTACAGCGATTGCCGCACTATTTACGCTGATATCAAAGCTGATAGTCTACATGCAAGCTTCAGCTAAAGAGCGTGAGGACTTCTTGCATCAAAGTATAGTCAAAACCCTTGACCAGAACAAGATGAACATGGAGCTAATGGTGCAGCAGGTTGAGAATATTGCTAGGTCAACCGTAGAAATGGCAAAGAGCATTGAGTTTTGCTCAAGCAGACCGAGAGTTCTTCGAGACAAGCAACGTTAGCCGTGTTATAATTAATTGGCTCAAGCGCAAGCAAAAAGCCTCTAGGAGCTGTCACCTCCGGAGGCTTTTTTTGCGTTTACTTCGCTGCTTTTAACTCATTTATTTGCTTGTGTAGCTCGTCAATTTGATCTTGCATCTTATCGTATAACCTGTTGTTTGTTACGGCATCAAACCAAAGCGGTGATGGCTCATTGAATCGCTTAGCCCAATCCACGGAGGTTATTAACTCGCGCTCGTGCATCCCCATAACTGCGTCGTGCTTCCACATTTCCTGATCGGCAACAGTCTTAGGTCTAAGGCTGTTTTGGTAGTCAACAACATCCTTCTTAAATTTAGCCCATGCTTGAGGGTTGTCAATCCAGTACCTATGACATCCTCTTGGCGATAACTTGCCGGTCGCAGGATCTTTGTCCAGGACAACTTCCCCATGTAGGTAGAAGTCGGTCAACGGATTCAAGCCCCATGCTGTCGCTTTTTCGGCTCCCCAGGACACGGCCAGTTTGTAAGTAAGGTCGTCGGGTTTTCCGGTCCAGTCCGGATGACACAGTTCTACGCCCATGAGTGACTGGTTCGGATTCCGGCACCCCTCCATTAAGCGCTTCCCGACCTCCGTATAGTTGTTTGCGCCCACGTGAAAGGCTTCCTCGCTGTCCGCCATGTTGCAGATGATGCGCTTGAAACCAATGATAGATACGGCACTTGCATAAATTAACGTGCCGACCCCAGATTGGTCTTTCAATCCTTCGAAGTAGTTCCGGTTCATACGTTCGTCGGTATTTGCGTTCGCGACCCAGTGCCACACAATGCCTCGTGTGAATTTTCTATTCCTCCCCGGACGGCTGAATGCGTTTGGCGTTAAATAGTTTAGATAAGAGTATGGTGTATGAAAGTACATATGCATTCAGCTCCTTTGTTATTGGCTACATGACCGTTTAAACAAGTATTGCCCTACTCCTAGCCCGAGCACGCAACTAAATGTTACTATCGCAAGATGTAGTGCCATTTTTCAATTCCTCCTCGCAATCTTCGCAGATGAACCTGCGTTCCGGCATAACAGACTTGCATCGTGGGCACTGCAATGCCTTAGCTAGTGCGTCCAATAAGTCTTTAGCTCTAATCCGGACAATTACGGTGTCCGTAACGATTACGCTGTCCGTAACGATGTCCCACACTCTCGCGTTTTGGTACAAGTACGCGAACCACTCTTGTCTATCACTCCGGACAAAGACAACAGGCGTTGCTTTGCCTTTAGCGTCTATCTTTGCTTGCTCAAGCCATGAGTGGATCATTGTGTGCTTGTTGTGTACATCGTCGGCATATCTCTTGCTCTCGATATATAGTCCTGGTATGTTCGAGCGTACATCGGCTGAGTCGGACCCCTTACCGCAAAACTGCTGCGTTCGTTCCGCTGTGAAACCGTAGGAGTCAATAAGCTTCTTCAACTCCCTTTCTCCGGCTCCACCCTTAGCCTTTCTCCACTTACCTAGTTGTTGCGGTGTTCTTTCCATGCTCGACCTCCTCAAGTCGTTGCATCATGGCGTCTGTTTCAGTGTTGTAAATCCCCTCGTGCATTTCTAAAAGACACTCCTTACACAGTGCAGCGTGTCGGTGTGTAAATAAATAATCTTCACTTCCGCAGAACACACAAGATGTCTTTCCGGCCTCTTTGATAAGCACGTTCCCCGGCACTCCATGAACCTCCACTTCATACCCTTCGATACAGTGCCTTAAATCTTTCTTTATGTACACTAGACCCGTGTTATATATCTTTTGTATCTTCATCCTCCAATACCTCCAATAAAAATTCTTCTCTGTCTGTGTTGCCGTCAAAGGCGTAGCCACATCTATCTGTTGCGTACTCGTCATACATGGGCGCGTCAGCCATGATAAGCGCTTTCTTGAGCTTGCATCGGTGGTGGTCTTTAATCGTGCACCCTTGACAGGTAGCGCCGGAGATTCCGACATATAGTTCTTCAAGCAAGGCGCGGTCAATCGTTTGCAGTTTGTCCAGGCGTCTAAGTTCCTCACGAACTTTTTTTATGTCACCTTTGGGCAGTGAAACGAGGTCGCATTCAGCGAGAGTTTTAACAGCGCGTTGGATTTGCGTCTTATCCATCCGGCTGAGCAGTTCGTAATTCGCCGCTGAAAGGTGGTAGCTTGCCGCTAGCAAGTGCCGTTGCTCCTTTTGATTATAGAGACTGGTGTTGGGTATCAGGCCAATCACCTTATTCTCTACGTACCCCCCAAGGCAAAGCAGTGTTGTGATGAGTTCAAGCTCAAAGGCGTTAAAGTATTTCTTTAACTGCTTCGGTTGTCGCGTAGCTACATGGTTGTCATTCATTAAAATTCTCCTCCCTCCGGTAAGTTACCAGCCTTCTTGTCTTCAATCCAGCCGGAGACAGTGACTTGTGCGTGCTTGCGCCGTGCATCGTTGTTAACAATCCAACCGCAAAGTCTTACTCTGTCCGGATTAAAGTACTGGTGTTTGTGCTTCCAAACGATTGAGCCTGATTCGGCAAGCTGCATAATATACTCAATGTCCTCGTCCGTCTCCGGCTCCATAGGTAGCAGGTAATGGCAAAGGTCTTCTAATTCCTTACTCTCAAAGCAAGCCATGAGGTAGGTCATTAGGATGGTGTCAATAAATAACTCCTGGTGTTTTATCATTCCTTCGAGCGGTTGGCTCCTATAGTCTACAATCTTTTTTAAAAGATAATCAATGTCTGGCACCTAGTTAACCTCCTTAGCAAATTTGACTCTGTGTCCACGCACCACATGTCCGGCCATCTTTGGGTGTCTTGATGTGCCGGGTTCAATAATTCCGCAGTCCTTTAGCTGGCTGAGCACTGCTGTCCGGCTCAAACATATATCCTTAGCGAACGCATCGAATGCGCTGTTAATCAAGAATATATGAGAATCCCCGGTCCACCCAAGCAAATCTCTCACGGTACCGGTTTCTGTGATGAACGGAATCCGTGAGGAGTTCTTTGCTAGCCAGTCATAAAAAGCATCAGGCACCTGCTCTATGATGGGTACCTTGATAGCCTCGTAGCCGTAGATGGCGTCCAGAAAGTCAGATAGCTTGCTAGGCTTTTCCCTCAAGTGCATGGATAATATTTCGTCAGCCAGAACTATTGCTGTTAAGTTTGCTGTGTGTTGGTTAACAGCTCCCCTATAACGTTTCATATGCTCTCTCACTTGCTCGTTGAGCACCTTGAATCTCTCTTTGATTTGACCCCGGAAGCGTTGCACATAATCAATATAGATTGGGCCTATGTGACCGTAGTTATCCGACAGCATAGCGTACATTGCATCCGCTTTGCTCTGGTCTTCGAACGGTGCGCCATAGGCTTCTAGTACACGTGTTCGGATCCCCTGCAGGTTACTCTTGTCCGTGAGTGGAAACTCGCCGGAGGTAACGAAGCATAAACGCCATGAATCGACGGGTACGCTCTCAAGCCTTACGTTCGAACGTGCCTTTGACACCCCTTGAATGAGCTTGTATATCTCATTAACAAACTTCTCTTTTTCAAACTCGTTGAGCATTTGATATTCGTCCAGGCATAAGCCGATATCGTTGTGCTGCGCTGCTGCTCTTTCTAATCCAGTGATGGTCGAATTGAATGTCCGGATAACCTTTTCCGGATCACCATACAGGGAACAGGCCAGCTTTTGAGCGCAGGTCTTGCCTACCCCGGATTGATGGTTGAACATGTGAAAGAAGAATGAGCGCAGGTTAAGTATCTTGAGTAGTGCGCTGGATGCGTACGCAGCCATGACCGCGCGAACAAAGTAGTTTTTCCTCGCGTCCACCGCTCCTGCTACCCACGTACTAATATCTCCAGATGCTTCATATCCGGCAAACAGGTTAGTATCAACACACGCATCCGCTGACATTTTGAGTGGCACGAACTCACGCATGTTGTTGCTCCACCCTCCGCGCTGGTACTGCGTCTTGTAAGGCGTCTCAGGGTTGTAACGGAGCAAGTCACACATGAAGTTGGCTAATCGCTTTGAACTGCTCTCGGACACGTCAAGCCCCCTATCAGCGAGTTCAAGTATCTTGCGTCCGGACACGACATCCCCTCGTTTCACAGTCGTGTATATCCACCCTTTGATATGGTGCCGGAAGCAAAGTCGTACATACTCTAAGCCGGAATCATCCGTGAGGATAGCGTCAATGCAGATAGGTGTGCTTGTTACCAGCTTTGCGCTACCGTCCTCGTCGTAGCAGTAGATGCCACGCTTGGTGAAGGTGTAGCCGTTAGGCGTGTTGAAGGCAACAGGGCAGTCGTGTGATTTGCGTGCAAGCTCGTTGCGCTCCACCAGCACGGCTCCTGCCATCACCTTGTCCCAATTTTCTTTAAAGTTAATGCACTGCAGGTGCATGTCGGAAGGATCCTTGTATCCGATTGCAGCCGATGAAAGGCGATATACCTTTACATCAGACGCCCAAGCAGCACTGGCAATATCCCTGAAGAAATGCTCTCCGGCATCCTGCTTTTCGTCCGGTGGTTCGACTAATACATACACGTTCTTGACGTGCGGTATAACCTTTACAAAGTCTTTGTTGAATGCCGTTGCTCCGGGTACACCATATGCCGGAACTCGGTGGTGCCATAAGGTATGACAGTCTGACTCACCTTCGACAAAGACGATGCTCTCAGAGTTCTTGTTTAGGTCCAGCCATAGGCCATAGAGAGAGACAACATTCTTTTCGTCCCACCCAAACTTGGGCCGTCCTTCAGTCCGGTATCTAACTGCAGTAACGACACCCTCCGGATTCATGTATGGCATGGCAACGCAGTGTAGTTTCCACTGAGGATGCACCTTGTCTGTTACCGCCAGCGACATGAGGAATTCTGGTGGTATCTTCTTCATGTTGGAGTAGCCAGTCAGGGAGAGTGCTTCACGTGCGGAACGACTCTTCTTTTTCTTTGGCTCGTCAATGACTCCACCAAGCGCCATAACATGTTTAAATGCATCACCTGCAGAGAGATTAAGTACCTTCTCGAATATCTGGTGCCCGTTGCCAGTGCAAAGACAGGCTCCACGACATTGCCACATACCATTCTTACCGTTGAAGGTGAATGATGCGTGTTTATCATCATGCCCAGGTATCGGGCACGACATAGAGTAGTTGTCTCCGGTTGATTTTTTAGGCTTGCCCCAGGCAGCGAAAACATCTACCCAGTTAATGTGTAGCGCGTCATAGGCAGCCATCGGCTCACCCCCTTAACCGTTTGATAGGAGTTGCTTGATGGCCATCTTTTGACTATAGAAATCAATCGCTGCATCCCGCTCATGCTCCGGACCAATCTCAAACTTAGCTTTGCAGAACTCTGCACCGCCGGATGACTTACCCAGAAACAACGTGACAGTCGCCTGAAATTGAAACGGGTTCTTTCTTCGACCGATGAACGCATTTAAAAAGCTTTGGTATGCATTTAAGCTGGTGGGTGGAACATCCAAGATGTAGGGCATTGATTGCCCAGCCGGACAGAAATACACTCTGATTCGATTTGTACACGCCTTATGCCCGTCAACAAACTGGTTTAAAGGGCATGTCTCACACTCTATTTCGTTGCCAGTGATGCGCTCAATCCCTGTCTCGCCATCCTGACTTGCGCAATCCGGTGCCTTTTCATCCTCCGGCTTCTTATCAGCAAACGGAACTTTGTAATAAGCATTTGTCCGGTGGTGGTGCAGGATGGTGCCTTTAAGCTCAGTGAGGGCAACGCCATCCACCATGAACACTGTTGTTGTTCCTTGAGGGAACTTAATCGTCGGGTACCTGGCTTCTACACCGTTGAGCAAATCGTCCATGTTAAAGGCTAGTGGATCGAAAGGGATAGCAAGCTCTGTAGGGTTTGCATCCTCGCTAGGTGTCGCTTGATTTTTAAGCTCTCCCACCGAGCAAACCTCTTGCGCCTTAATTTCTTCGGGAACTGGCAGCGTTGCTTGTGGTTTTTCGCTTTTGGCTTTAAGGTCAACGGAAGACCCGAGACCGAGCGTGTCTAGTTTGCTGGTATCCATAGTTAGTTCCCTCCGGTTCGTCTGAGTGATACCGTGCTTACCTCGTGCACGTTGAGCTTGCTAGTTATCTCTCTAAGGTCTTGATTGTCTTTTATTTCTTCGTACAGACCGCTCAAAGCCCTGTAATGCACAGTCTCTTTGATTAAGTCTCCGTACTTATGAGCCTTGAGTTGCGTCAACAACTCAGGCTCATATTCTTTTTTCATCGTGCAGTAGCGCTTAGTCTCCGGCTTCACCGTGAAGCCATGTCGGGTTATTGATTGTGTGTCAGTTAGGACCATCGTAAGGTTGAGCTGCTTCTTCAGGTCTTCTAGTCTTCCTTCTCTTTTTTTGAGGTTGTCTTTGGTTTTTTTGATTCGTTCTGTGAGTCTAACAATTTCTTTAATGGCGTCCATTCCATACCCTCCGTCTCTGGATTAAACACAAACACGTTGTTCTCAGCATCAAGCTCTTTATACAGCTTTCTTTTGAGCGCCTTGAAGTACTGCAGGTTTTCTTTGACTTGCTCAAGGCTCTTCTCGATATTTTCAATCTTCCCGGTAATCCCGTTGATGGACTCAATTACTTGTAACGGGGAATTTGCCATAATCTCTTGCACCTGCGTGTCTAAATCCTTCTTTTCACCCATGCTCAATCACTCCATTTCTGAACGTAAATGTTCCAGTGCCGCTTCGACACTGGTTAATACACTGCTAAAGACTTGATGCTCATAGTCCGATAGTTCCTCAGCCGAACGCCTGTATAGCTGGTTGAGTCCTAGTAAGCTGGATTCCAGAGCATCGACGAATGGCAACAAGGATGCCTTCTTCTCGCTGTAGTACTCAAGTGCAATGTCAACATCGTGGTGCCTATCCTCAAGCGTTGCCACAATATCTTCATTCTTCATCGGCAAACATCTCCTTCATGGCTGTTATAGACCGCGCAACATCTTGCTTGTTTTGCACGGTGTTATAAACATGTTCGTCATAGCTATCAACAGTCGTCAAAAAGTACGAAGTGACCATACTCTCTTGACCAATGCGCCACATACGATATTCGGCTTGTTCTTTCTCTACGAACTTAAACGATAAACTGTAAAAGATAGATGCCGTGCCTTTGGTAAGCGTTATACCCGTTCCGGCAACGGAGGTTTGACAAACTAGGCAATCGATGTTGCCTTTCTGAAATTCGTCTATTAAATATTGTCTCTTATCTGGCTTCGTTTGTCCATAAAAGGCGTGAGCATTTATACCCATCCGATTACAAAAATCAATTAAGCCGTCCACTTCAGCCGTGAACTGACAGAACACAGCGAACTTGATTTGTTGCTCATGTAATTCACGTGCCAGGCTAATGAATCCTTCAATCTTTGACGTGTTCCCAAGCTTCCAAGCGTCCGGCTCCTCCTCGTCCGGAACAAACCCCCCAAGGAATCGCCGGAGTTTGGTGGCTAGCGTCAAAGCCCCTGCCTGATCGCCGGAGCTAATAGCTCTGATACCTTCTCGCTTGATAGCCTCCATCACTGCCCTGTCAGGCTCTTTCATAGTCACCGGAACAACTACGGTCCGGTACGGTGGCATGTCAACAACGTCAGCAAGTTCAAGGACCACTGCGTTAGCGTGGAACTTCGCGTATAGCTCAGCTAAATTGCGATACCCTACTTGCTCATAGTGGAACTTACCTTTCATTTTGGGCGATCTAAAAGGCACCCTGATGCACCTAACATGCCTCGCTTTAAAAGCCGTGTAGGATGGGTGGAATACCGTATCGTCGATGAACTTGTATACGCTCCAAAGGTTAAGCGGAGTGTTCTGGATTGGTGTGCCGGACAAACCAAGCCGATACTTTGCAGTAAGGGCTATTATGTGCAGTGCTTTTGATTGATTGCTGTCGGGAGTTCCAAGCGCGTGAACCTCATCACAAATCACCATGTCCGGCTTCCAGTGCTCAATAAAGTGTGCCGGATGAACAGTAACTTGCTTACTCACCGTCTTTTTGCCGTCCACAATCACTTCTGTTTCGACCGTCTCCTTGCGCCAGCACGATTCGTAGTTGACAACGACCATGCCAGTTTCGGGCAACGACTCAATCCACTTTGGCTTTTTGAAACGTTTTATATTAATCGCATCAACAGGCTCACGCATCAAGCCCTGCTCATACCACTTTACAAGCTCTCTAGTCCACGCATCGACAACTGCATTAGGGCATACGACTAAGACACGGGCTACGTTGTCCATGTCCATTAGTCGTTGCATTGACGCTATTGCCATTAAGGTTTTACCACTGCCCATTTTGGCTGCATACAGCCACTGCTTACCGTTGTTGTATCGCTCTATCGTCTCATTGACTATACTGCTCTGATAGTTCTTTAGCTTCAGCGTCGGTGCAGTCATAACCTAGCCCCTTTAGTAGTTCGCTCATTTTGTCGTCAATTAAGTCACTTTGTCCGGTATAGTGCGTGTTACTTTCAAGGAAATCAGCAATCATTTTAACTGTTTTCCACTTCAAGTAAATCGTGTTCTTGTGCGTTACCTTCGTGTTTCGTTTCATGGTATTTCTCCTTCGCTAATATCTTCAAGGTTACGTTCGGTCCGAATACTTTTTTCATGGCGTTCTGTGCGTTGTCATGTGAGAGTAACGATGAGTCCATGTCGATTTGCTTCTTCGCCAACACGCGCCACGCAAGGCACTTGACGTGATTGCTAAGGTTCGGGTTAAACTCTATGTCGCGCATTGTGACGCGCTTTATATGCCTTGCCAGTCCACATTGATTTTCGTAGGCATATCGGATAGTTAATTCTATTTCCGGTGTCATGTCGGGCGCGTGAGCGGTCATCCTGGCTTCGAATACAGCCGGAGAAATCAACCTGCCAGCACCCGACACGCTTGAACCGGATAGTAAGGTGTATACATTCTGTGCAAGCCGTGAGTCAGGATGCAATTTGAGTAGGTCTGAGTAGTAGTCGTGTAGTTCTGAACGCGTGTAGTTCCAGTCGTGCATGGTCAAAAACTCCAATGCAAGGTCTTCCACTAAGCTCATAACGTCACCGCCTATTTTAAAAAATATCGAGCGCCTAAAATAATACCATAACTTTAGGCGCTCGACAACTCTATTTATACTCGAACAATACGGCAAATCCAGCAGGGTTCAGAGATAACGTTGCTTTGTTCTCAACCGTATCATAAACGTCATTGCTTCTTTTTATAATGTCGTTCCAGCCGGATATAAATAATGCTACTTCGCTGAACTCCTCGATTGAAAGCTTCACATTCCCACGGTATATCTTTGTGTTATTTTCATCTTTCATGCAATCCCAAAGCCCCAAGGCTCTAATAGCTATCGGTGCTAATCGCATAGCATCACCACCGGATGAAGCGCTATCCGCTCATAGATTTTAAGGGCTTGTATATCCATGTCATCAAGCGACGCATGCCCCCCCTTACCATCACGCTTAGTGATAAAGAAATCACCGCGTATCATGGTTTGTAGTTCCGGCAAATGCCTGTTAGGCTTGCATGTGAATAGACCTTCTTCGTTACATACCAAGTCATACGCGCCTTTCATGATGCTCGGGCACTCTATACACCCTCCGACGAACTCTTGAAACGACCTCAAGCCGTTCTCTATCTCTATCTCTTTACCTGCTTCGCCAATCTTAAATGCTAGTGCTCTAATCTTCATTCTCAACATCCCCCTCAGTATAGTTAAGCAACTTCCAGCCTTTCCAGTTCGAGATATTCATATCCCGATTTTTCTTTGCATACCCTTTAAGCCGGACGAATCCATAGTATGCTTGCCTAAAGCGACCGTAAAACAGATGTTCGTTATCCCTTACCCACTTATGCAGGTTCCGGCACGTGTACGTAACGCCGGATGCATGTAGTCTACGCATCCGCTCGGCATTGCATTCACGGGAACAGGTCGTACTCTTTGCGCTCGGCTTGCTCGAATACGTCTTGTCACACACACACAACAAACCCTAGTATTTCGCATTCAATCCCTCCTTTTCATTTTTCGGGTAGTACCCGTCTACACCCTGCAAAGAGCAGGGCATAAGCCGGAACTAACATCTTATACAGGTAACGCGCTACGGTGCTCACGGTGCATGTTGAGCGTTGTGGACCCGTGCATGTCACGGATTTTGTCCAGGTCACCGTGAGATTTGCCCTTAGCTTCGAAGCCCTCAGGGTACCAGTACCACGCAACTTTCTTACGTGCAAACTTAAACCCTGCATCCTTGATGATATCCTTGACGGGCTTTGTATCGCCGGATATCCATACCCACGCGCCGATAACCTCAAAGGTTAGGTGTTCTAATGCCTCATCCGGCAGCTTCATAAGCTTATTCAATACTGCCTCAAAAAGATGTGCATCAAAGTGCCTAGTGTCAGCACGTTGCTCATTGCCGGAGGCGTGAGAACGTTTGTTCTCTTCTTGCGCATTATCGAACATGCGCTTTTCCAACCGCTCATATTGCGCATTGATAACCTTCATCATTTCAGCGTCACCGCCACGGTCAGGGTGAAACTCTTTCACCAGCTTCATGTACTGCTTGCGTACCTCCACTTTGCCGTTGCATCCCTCAAAGTAATCCTTAGTCCTTGTTTGTCTTGCATAGTCCCAAAAACTCATTATAGTAGCCCCTTTTCTGAAAAACTCACATATTCAAACCTTGTTAAAATTATATGGTCGTGCACCGATATATCTATCGTTTCAAGTGCCTTTACAAGGCGCTCAGTAACTTCTAAGTCTGCCTTTGAGGGCTTTAGGCTACCGCTGGGATGGTTATGGAATAATATGACAGAAGCGGCATTAGTGAGTAGTGCACGTGTCACAATCTCACGTGGATATACAATGGACTGGTTAATAGTACCTTCATGCATTATGTCAATGCTAATTACGTTGTTTTGAGTATCAAGCCCTATCATTCCAAACTTTTCGTTATGCCATTCCTTGACATTAAATACTGCACGTATCATGTCAGGTACATCCGCCGAACAGCGGACCCGTGATATATCATCCGGCAAAGTGTACTTTTTGCGCGTCTCACATACTAGCTTGATGGTGTATTTATTCAGATTCTTGAATTGTGCATGTAACATAAAAACATCCCCTTAAATTTTAGTCAGGTAGTACCTGTCTACACCCTGCAAAGAGCAGGGCATAAGCCGGAACTAAGGTGCTTTCTTCAGGGTGCACGCCGGAGGTGCGGGAACACCGTATGGATGTAACGTTATCCGGCAATCCTTCCCCAATCGCCCGTTCCAGCGTGTTTCGTGATAGATCCCCTCAGACTTTTTGCCTGTCAAAGGTTCTGGCAAATTCTTTGTATTGAATAGCTGATAGCCCATGCCTTCGGTTTCCATAACTTCGTATCCCATAATGTCATACACACCTAAAAGCCTTGTTTCGTCCAACTCAAACGCCGGTGTAACGCCCTCCGGTATAATCGTTAGCCATACGCCTTGCCCTACCATCGGT